CGCTTGAGCAATCCCCTGCACAATCACGCCGAACGGCTCAAGCACCGCACCGATTACTCGCCCGAGGTTGCCGAGGTTCGTGCCAATCAACTCGATCACGCGACCGATCTGCGTGAAGATGGGCTCCAGCACCTTGCCAATGGGATCGACAATCGACGTGAGGCCAGCGACCACTTCCGCGAACGCCTTCGTCACGCCTTCGCCAAGTCCAACGAACGGCAGCAGCAGCGTCTGGCCGAGGCCTTCCGTCGCTACTCCGAACGCATCGAGGCCTGCGCCGAAATCGTCAATCCGTTTGCGGTCCACTTCGGTCAATGCACGACCGAACCGCTCCATATCGTCAGATGCGCCGCCAAGGTTCTTGAAGAACGGCAGCAGTTCAGCACCGCTCTTGCCAAACAACTGAATGGATGCAGCGGTTCGCTTCGCGGGATCCTCGATGGCTTGCAGCCGCTCTCCGATGAGTTTGTATTGATCTTCCGGCTTGAGTGCTGCCAACTCCTCCGACGTGACGCCGATGCTCTTGAGTGCAGCCTGTGCCGCCTTGCTCTCCTCGTCCACGCCGGTAATGTTCTTTTGCAGTCGGCCGAAAGCAGAACTCACAGCATCTACGCTCGTGCCGCTCCTCGCCGCAGCAGCCTCGAGCGTTTGGATGAACTCAAACGAGACGCCGAGTTTGTCGGCTGTGTTGCCAAGTTTTTCAACGCGATCCTCGAGATTGACCAGCCCGTTCGCAACCGCCACCGCGCCAGCCCCGAACGCTGCCACGCCAGCGAGTGCCAAGTTCGTGGTCGTGAGGAGCCCCGTGAACTGCTTGCTGACGTTCGCCAATCCACTGTTCAGTCCTCCGCCAAACACGCGACCAAGCCCCTCACCAGCACTCGACAGACCGGACAGCCTGCCAGCCACGTTGCCAATCGGTCCCGGCAAAGCGGACAGCACGCCACTCAGTTCGTTGAACTTGAGTTTCCCCGCGTCGCCGCCCTTCTTCGCTTCCTCCGCGAACTTGTCGGCAGCCAGTGTCGCCTTCGCGTAGTCCTTGGAGACTCGCTGTAACGCCGTGGAATACTCGGCCTCGGTGAGCAGGCCAGCCTTGCGGAGCGCGTTGAGTTCCCGCGTTGCGACTCCGTAGTCTCGCTGTGCCTTCTGCTCCTTGGTGAGATTGGCTTCGACAATCGCAGCGGCGCGTGTGGCTTGGTCGGCGCGAGTTTTGTCGGCTGCTGCCGCCGTCTTGGCTGCCTCTGCCGCTGCTGCCGACGCCGCCTTGTTCGCACCGCTCGCCTCGGCTGACGCACGGTTGAACGCCTCTTGCTCAATCGCACCGAGTTCTAGCAGTTCGTTCAGCCTCGCCAGTTCTTCCGCCCGCTTCTCCTCCTCGGTTCGGTTGGCTGCGGTGATAGCCGCACCTTCGCGGAACGCCTCTGCCGTCTTGGTGGCTTCCGCAGAAATCTTCGCAAACTCGGCCGCGAACTGCTCGCCGTCCACCTTGCCCGTGCGGAGAGCGGACTGCAAGAACGCAAGGTCCGTGGCGAACTGCTGCTGCGCCCTGCCAGCACCGCCGCTCGCCGTGGCGAACGTCTTGAATACCTCCGTGACCTTCGCGGCCTCGGTGTCCAGTTGCTTGAGCGCACGCTCAACGGGCGTGAGGCTCTGCTGGATGCCAGTGGCATCCGCAGAAACCTTCAACGCTAGTCCGAGCACGCTTGCCATCAGTCGAATCCCAGTTGCTTCTTCAAGTCCATGATTGCGTCCTTTGCCTGTAGGACGTGCTGCGGTGGCGGCTCAATCGGGTTGAAGTCGCTTGCTTTCGGGCATTGTCCTCTTGCGCTGTAGGGAGCCATCATCGCGGAGACGAGCAGGCCGGTTTGCGCCCATGAGTCGGGGATCGCCTGGAAGTGACGGACGTATGCCATCCACTCCGCAAGTTCTCGCGTTGTCATGCGGCGTTCCAGTTCGCCGACCGTCATTCCAAGATGCCCCGCCAGCCGAAACAGGAACTGCCTCGACGGACGGAGGTTTAGTTTTTTGCGAGTTCCTCCACGTCCGATTCGCTCATCGCGTTATGGCTCATGGCCTTCTCAAACAAAGTGGACACCACCTTGGCTGACTTGCTTGCGAGGCTGGCGATCTGCTCGTCGGTGAACAGCCGCTCGCCGCTCTCCGGGTGGCACAAGCAGCGGGCGAGGAACTTCGTGCGGAAGTTCTCGATGCCGCTTTCGCGCTTGCCGATCCACTCGCGTTCGTAGCCGTCGCGTTCGCCGACCGTCATCACGCGGATGCCAAGCACCATCGGCTTGCCTTCGGCGTCGGGCCATTCCTTGACGTTGACCTTGAGGATGCCGAGGTCATCGGCCGCGAGGATTTGGGCTGCGAGTTCTGCTGCTGTGAGTGGCATATCTACTCCATGACAATCTTGAAAACACCGACGTAACGCGTCACGTCGTTGACGGTCCCTGTCGCACGAAGCGATTGGCAGATGGCCTTCGTTGTGAAGGTCAGCCCGCCGCCTGTCACTTGGAGCGTTGACTTGAGACCGTACTGGTCAGCCGTCAGCCGCGTCGTGGAGAAGGACGATATCTCTATAGTCCCTGCGTCAAGCGTCCAGCGAGTCGAGCGGCCCATAGGCAACTCGCCGCCGCGCTGCACGTCGATTTTTGAAACCTCGCCGAACGCCGTGCCGTTCCAGACGGCTGTGACTCCAGTGCAAGCAATCGCCATGACGGGCCTCCGTCATGGCATTACGAGCGAGCGATGCGGATCGTGGCCTGCCCTCGGATCGCGTCGTTCGTCGCAAGCGTCAGCGTGCTGGCGTTGACGGTATACGAGATGGCCGAGAGCAGGGCGTTTCCGCTCACGGTAATCGTGCAAGTGCCGGTCGATGCGTCAGCGATGATCGTGCGGCCGAGATAGTCAAACTGCACGGTGCGACCCGTGTCGCTCGTACTGCCTTGGAGCGGGCGGTCGAGCGTGGCAATCGACGCGCCTTGCGTGAGGCCAAGGTGCGAAACGTCGATCTTCTCTTGGTCAGCAGTCGGGTCGTTGTACGAGATGACGATGTTGGTGACGGTGTAGAGGTCAGCCCCGAGCCGCAGCGTCGTGCCTGCACCGGCGTGTGGAGTCGTGATCGACATGGTGTGCTATATCTCCTGCCACATGATTGAGTACGTCTGCGTCACGCTGTAGACCGGAGGCATATCGCCGCCAGCCAACTGGATGAACCCGTCGGCCTCGTTGTCAAGGCTTACGTTGTCCACTAATACCGAGTCTGATGGAGAGCCCCCGTACCCATCCAGAGCACGCCGAACACGATCCGCGAGGTCTCTTACTGCCTCGTAGGTCTCGGCGTAAAGGTCAATCGACAGCACGACGGTAGGCATACCCATCGGCCCGGAAAGCGTATGCGTCCGCTGGACTCCGGACCTTCGCCACGTTGCGAACGGCAGGGTAGCGGTCGCTGGAGCGATGACGGGATACACCCGCGTACCAACCGCAGCCGCAACCGCAGGATCGGACACAAGGACGGTAGCGAGGCCTTGCTCGGGGCTCTTGAGTGGCATACCGCACTATGCCAGAAGAAGCCTTTCCCCTTGCAGGCTAGAGCGTGTCCGTGGTGTTGACGGAGCCAGACCCCCTGAACCGGAGGGATTCCCAAGCCTGCTCCAGCGTCAACGCAAGGTCGCGACGAAGCGAATCAGCCACGATGGATTGCGTTTGCTCCCACGCCGTCCGGAGCGGAGGATTCCCAGTGGACCCCCCGGCTGGCATTTCTGGAATGATGATTGGTGTCTTTGACTTACGGAAGAACGCCTTGGGGTAGGCAGGGTCGGTTTCCACCCGTCCGTCCCGGCCTGCAGATTTTATGATTGAGAACGGGCCGAGTTTGTTGAACGACGATGCGATGTAGGTAGGGGTCCGCTCCTCAACCAGATGCAACACGCCTTTTCCCATGACCAGTTCCCAGTTCCCGTTCCTGCGACGTGCGAACGGTTTGGTGGGGCTCTTTCTGGCGTAGACTCGCGGCTTGGCCTGAGTGATCTTTCGCTCGTCCGTGCCAAACTCTACAAGCCACTGGTGAAACGCGCGATCCTTGCCAGCACGAACGCTCCCTCCTGCGGCACTGATGGACGATCCTTTCGCGGCTCGCGTGTAGCCAACGATACCAACCGCGACGCCGTCCTGCTTGTAGGTGACAACCTTGCTCGACACGGCACGTTTGAGGTTTCCTGTTGGTCCGACTGGCGTGATGTACCGAAGGTAGTTCACCGTCGGCTTGATGGCCTTGCGGATGATCGGCGCAAGCACTTCCGCAGCCTGCTTGTTCGGGAAGAACCGCTGGATTGACTGCCGCAGGCTGGAGAGTTCCGCAGTGTTGATATTGAGTTTGATTCCAGCGACCGCCATCACTGCACCTCCTGACAAATCAGTTCGTGGATGCTGCGGTTCTCATGCTCAAGGATCGAGATGATCTCCAGCGTGCGGCCTCGCCACGACAGTCGCATTTTGGGGGTAAGCCCCGTGAGGTATCGCATCCTGACGCGGTGCGAAAGTTCTATCTGTTGCTGGCCTGCCAGAAGGTACTCGCGAGCCGACACACCGTTCACGCTGGCCCACACTTCTGCGAACGTCGCCCACTCGGAGATGGATTCTCCAAGTCGGTTCCGAGTCTCGGTCGCCTGCTGCACCGTCACGCGCTCGCGGAGTGTTCCGGCATCAAGAGCCATACATCACCGCCGTGTAGGTGGCTGTGCCGCTATTGGTTCGGATGGTAAAGCCGTCGATGCCTCCTTGCTCTGGATGCAGCACGACAGGCGTATTGGCGAGGACGCGGGAGTATGCCGAACCAGAAACCTCAGACAACTGAGCCTCAGAGGAACAGGTGAACGCAATCACGCTCACGCCGTTTTCAAATGAAACGATTGAGCCAGCAGCGTTCCTGTAGGTTGAGGGATCAGTTAGGATGGTTTGGTTTGACGCTCCAACAGTGCCGGTGACCACGGCCACCTTGCCTGTTAGATACTCGCGCGACGCACTCAGGCTCACGACGTTCAGCGACTCGTCGCCGTCCCTGTCGTGAAATACCGCGTCAACGCTGATGCGTCCTTCGATGGTCACGGGTTGAAAGTCTCGCAGAGGATGATCTTGTATGTCCCCGTGCCGACGCCAGCACCCATCCGCAACGCTGGAATGAATGCCGGGTAGTACGTCACGGCGGGTATCCCTCTAACCGACTGCATATAGAACTGATTGTCGCCGTAGTCATCGAGGGCTCTCGGGAAGTCGCCGCTCCATGTGAAGATGACTCGCTCTACGGAGTCCATCAGCACCGCTTGGCCTGCTGCGTTTCGGTAGGTCGTTTGCCCGATGGAGCCGAAACTCACAGCCTGTGTCCCGGCTGTGCCAGTGATCACAGCCACCTTGCCGTCAGGGTATTCCTGCGACTGGTTCAGCGTCACGACCTTGATCGAGGACGTACCATTCACGTCGTGAAACAGCACGTCCACATTGACCCGCCCGTCGAGCGTCATGTGTATGACCCCCACGAGGCGGCGTCGAGCAGTCTCTTCGCAGCCTCTGGCATATGCCCGTCGCCTCGCTTCTCGTAGAGTTCGTGAACGCACATCAAGATCGCGGTCTGAACGCGATGCGGTACGCTGGAAGCACTGCCGTAGCCCGCCCACCATGTGACTGATACGGAGTTCTGGTCGAGAAGATGCGAAGGCCACGAGCCGTTGTAGATGTTGCGGATGACGCCCGGCGTGGCAGCGCGGTCCACGCGGTAGTCCGTGGTGGCAAGCGTAGCGGTCGCCATTGAGTCTCCAACCGTGTAGGTGATCGACACTGCCGTAGCCGTGCCAGCCGTCGCCATCGGTGGGCGTGGGAGTTCTATCTCGGCAGGGAACGCATCAAGCCGCATGAGCAACTGCTGCGTCACCAGTGCTCGATCAAGATATTCCTCGCACCACTCGCGGGCCGTCGTGATGTAGTGCGAGATCAAAGAATCTTCATCGTTCGTGTCAACGCGAAGATGCCTCTTGGCTTCTGCAAGAGCGACCGGTTCCGCAGCCGGGGCAGTCAGTCGCGTGAGGCTGCGGTAGCGTCTCATTGTTTGCGTCTCCTTGGATTGGCTTCGGCCTTCTCGGCCACTGGCTCGACGCTCGCTGTCTCAATCAACGTCTGCTGCTGGTCTCTCGTCGCCGCTGCGTACTCCCACGCAATCAGCCCCTCTGCCACCCGCTGCGGGAGGTCGAGGACTTCGCCAGCCTTGTACGCGCCGTAGGGTCGGAGCATCCGTATTTTCATGCTTTACTCCACCTTCCATGCAGAGGCTGGCGGCTTGCGGGTTTCCTGCCACTCGTTGCAATACTGAAAAATGGGCTTCCCGAGTTCTTGGCTCGGCCATGTGATCACATACTCGCCGTGGCCGATTGCCACTCGCGGCGTGATGTAGAGGCGATTGCCGCACGCTTTGAACTGCCTCCAGAACGAGATGTCGGAGTCGGTCCGTCCTTCATCCCAGCGTCCGTCCGGACCCGGCTGCTCGTGGAACCACGGCTTCGCCATCCGCCGCAGAGCAGCGGTCGAGATGATTGTGCATCCGAAGTGAGCGGTGTCCACTTGCTGCACGGGATGCCCGAACCACGCCTTCGGCACTTGCGTCACGCCGCCTTCTGGCGGGTTGTCGAGCGTGTCCAGCAGCGTGAGCATCGGCCTGCCGTCCTCGCGTTTGGTTTGGATTGGCGCGAGTGCATCGCACTGGAACGTCATGGCAAGGGCGAACAGGTGTTCGATGTTCTCGCGACTCACGAAGGAATCCATGTCCAGCGTGATGATGTATTCCGTGGTCGGCTCAAACTTCTCCAGCATCCGCGTGAGCACTTGACTCCAGAACGCACCCTGCCCAAGCGTCGGGCGGATGTGCAACGGCATCATCGCTTCGATGAAGCCAAAGATGTTGATCAGCGGGCCGAAGCGAGGACCAGAGAGGATTGCTTCGCACCGAACGTCAACCGACGATCCGCCGACTTGGACAAGCATTTTTGATTCCAGAAAGTGAGAACGGCGGGGAGGCTCGCGCCTTCCCCGCCGTCTACTTTGCTCGTCGTGTCAAGCAGATCAGCCGACAGCCTGAGTGCTGACGCCCTTGCCGGTAGCGTCCATTGGGCCAGCCTCGCCCTTTCCAAGACGGCACGACGTAACAACGCCGCACGTCGAAGAAGGGGTGGCGTAGACCGTCAGGTAGCGACGCTTGCCTCGGAGGTCGAGGTCAAAGCGGTGAGAGTATCCCACCGAGGAAGTCGCCGTGACACCAGCACCAACCGTGAAGTCCGTGCCAGCGACCAGAAGGTTCGCCTGACCGGACCCGCTCGTGTCGCTCTGTGCCACTCGCAGCACGGTGGCAGCGGTGGTCGGAGGCGACGCAGCGGTGAAAGGACTGAACAGCACGTCAATCGACGCGTACTCGAAACCGAGCGTGTCGATTTCCAGCGAGTGGGTCGCGGACGAAAGCACAGCCGTCTCGGCCTTGCTGACGCTCTTGGTAGCAGCAACGTGAATCATGGGATCAGGTATCTCCTAGGAGTGAGTGTCAGGATCAGCCGAACTTGAGAGCCACGACAGGACCGGCCTTGCTGGTCGATCCGATGTCGTTCACGACCATCGCGTTGCGCGTGGTGGCGAAGGTGAGAGTCTGATCGAACTCGATATACCGCTCGCTGGCGGTTTTCATCGAGATGGCTCGACGCTCACCGAAGATCGCGGCTTGCGAAAGGTCACCGAACAGCGCGGCCACCGTGCCGGTCGTGCCAGTGAGAGCCGACTGCATCGGCTGCACCAGCGTGACCGGGTAGCCGAGGAACGTCTCGCCGAAACCGGATGCGACGTTGTCGCTGGAGTTGCCACCAGCACCAGACGAGCCGCCGGGAAGCATGGCGAGCCGCAGCATCGCCGCACCCCATCCAGCCGGAGAGATGTACCACCGAGCGTTCCGGTTCCGAGCGTACAGCGGGAGCCGAGCGAGGAGGTCCGTGAAGTTCTTCATCGTCAGGTCGCCGAAGGTCGTGTTGCTCGTGGCAGTCACGACGCTCGCCGAGTAGGCCGACTGGAGGATCTTCGTGCAGATGCCGGTCGTGCCGTGGTAGGCCAGCGTCCCGTCACCGATGAAGCCCGAGTTGTCGAAGGCTTCGCTGAACGACTGAGCCGTTTCAACGGCCATCGCGTCCGCAAGGTTGATCACGCTGTCCTCAAGCAGCGAGTTCGGCGTGCGGTTTGCCACACCCCAAATCTTCGCGTTGAGTTCCACGTTGTCGAACGTCACGTCCGAGGCACTGACTTCGATGTTTTCGCCAACCGGACGAGCGGTGAGACCGCCGGTCCGACGCGGGAAAACGAGCGTGTCGCTGTTCATGCTGACGCGCTTGGCGTACTGCGGGAACACGCCAAACTCCTCCACGAGACGGATGATCTCGCTGGACAGTTCGGGGCTGGTCAGCACGCCACCGAGGCTGTTGATGCCGCCTGCCTGAGCACGCGACTCGACGCCGTGATCCTTGCACCACCGACGGGCCTCGGCGTCACCAAAGACGTAGCCCTTCAAGTGCATACCGGCGCGGTATGCAGCCTCCGCAGAGCGGAACGCTCGCAGATTGTCGTGCTGCTTCGGCACAGCGTACTCGGTTCGCTTCTCCACGGTTGGCTCCTTCGCCACGGGTGTCTCGATCGCCTTGGCAGGAGCGGAACGCTCCAGCACGGAACGAAGTTCTTTTTCCTTCTCCGCAACCTTCTCCAAGAAATCAATCTTGGCCTTGATCGCGTCGGCACGGGTCATCAGCGAGCGGAGCGAGTTCTCCTCGGCAGCCATCGCAGCCGGGTCGCTGCCTTCGCCTTCGGCGGCGGGAGCATCTTCCGATTCCATCGCGGCCTGAATCTCAGCGGTGACCTTCGCGAGTTCGTCCAGCAGTGCCTTGATCTTGTCCACGGCGATTCTCTCCTAGTGCGATTCGTGGCGACGCGGACGCATCACCTACGGTCAAACTAGGCTCTTGTGCCGTGACCCATCCAGCAACGAACACCGCAAGAGTAAAGAACTCAGGTAGCCTTCGTTCGCCTGACCTCATTGGCGGCGAGGATGTGCTTGTCAGTCGCACCGCAGCAGCGGCATCGTAAGTACCTTATTTGGTACACACCCTGCCGCTGGCTTGACGCGATCAGCAACTTTCCTTCGCGGCACTTCGGGCATCGGTCGCCCGTCTTAGCGGCCATGCTTTTTCAGATACTCGCGGAGTTCGTTCGCCTTCGACGCTGCAATCGTGCGGCGTTCGCGATTCGCGAACAACGACTGCTGAAACGAGTCGTAGGACCGCTTTGCCACCGCAACGTCGGAGTCGGGGTACGCCGGGAACGTCGTTGGCGAAACGTCGATCAGCGAGTCAACTCGTTTGATCGTCCGCACGCTGCGTCCGTCCTCCACGCTCCACTCGTCGCCGCCCGTGCCGACTTGGAAGGCAAAGGAAGAACCACGGACGATTCCAGCCCGAATGTTCGCGGCGATGTCCTTGCCGTAGGACGTGTCAGGGACGGGGAACTCGTACCGCAGCCCAACATCATCCACGGTGAGTTTCAGAGTTTCGGGATAGCGGGCGAGAGGGAAGTTCGGGTCGTGGTTCCACAGCGCACGGGTCTGGAGCGGCTTCTTGCGTCCACGCCGCTCAGACACAAGATTGAAAGCACCGGGGTCAAGCCTCTCCACGAAGTCTCCCAAGTCGAGAGAAAGAACGCCGAACTTCGCTGCATACCCTACGATCCACTCGCGAGACTCCTCGCTGCCTTCCTCGCTTCGCGTCTCGACGGAGAGCAGCTGAGTGTCCGACTCGATCTCGTCAATCGCAAGTGACCGCCGTTCAATGTTCATCATCATGCTCCTGTTTGCGTTGTCTGCTGCGTCAATCTGCTTGGTCAGTTTGCTGGCCCACGCTTGTCCCGGATCACCTCCCCACAGAGCCCACGCGATTCGGCCAGCACTCGGGAACCCGTCCTCGCCGGGGCTCCATCCCTGTCCCTTCTTGTCCACCTCGTGGCGGGCGAAGTAACTCGCCATCCGCTTCGCCGTGTCAGGAGAGATGTTCGTGCCATTGGAGAGATCGCGGGCGCGAGCCACGCCGACAGCAGTGCCTCCACGGTTGAACTCATCACGCCACTCAAGACCCTTGGCTGCTTCGCTGCGAACGCCAGCGGGAGGAGCGAAGTCGATATGGTCATACTTCGCCATCTTCCACCCGCTTGACTTGCTTGTCCGTGATCGTCTGCGGTGAGTCATCTACCCAAACGTCCACGTTGATTCCAGCGGCGTCGGCGGCGTCGGCCTTCAGCGTTTCGCCGCCGACGAGCAGCACTTGCGAGAACGACTCGGCGTAGTCGCCGAGAGATGAGATCACCTCCTCTCGATCTGACTCTGGCCTGCGGGAAATCATCACGACGGTATTGCCGTCCGCGACTGCCTTCTTGGCGAACTCGCCCCACATCTGCGGATCAGCGGAGAACGTGCGGTCGAAGTCGATACTGATCGTCATCGCCCGCGACTCAGGGAGCGAGCGACCAAGCGGAGCGGCTGCGGCAGGAGCGGCCTGCTGAGGCTGCACGCTGCCTGTGAAATCGCCAGCCACAACCCCGGCGAGGATCGCCGTGACCTGAGCAGCGGAGATGCTTGGGAACGATGCAGAGATGAGTGCCGCTGCTCCTTCCTTGGTCAAGAGACCGGCAGGAACTTGCGAGAGGATTGCGATGAGGCCTGTGATCTGCGCTCCATTGAGCGACACGTCCGCAACCTGCGGAGCCTCTGGCTCGGAAGGAGCAACTGGCTCCTCCGCTGCGGCGGCATCAAGCCCGCCCTCAACAGCCTGCCCGTCGATCCCGCTTCCCGGCTGCTGCTGCGCCAGCACGTCGTTCGCGGATGGGTTTTCACCGAGCGTTCCCATGTTGAGCGGACGGTAGCGAACGTCGCCGCCTTCCACGGGGTCCATGTTCTCGTCGGCCCGAATGTCGTTCGTGCTGACCACGCCGATGTCCCACATCGCACGGTAAAACGCTGAGCGGCTTGCGGCATCGCCACGGAGCAAGCCTCGCACATCGAACTCAACAACGTACCGGTCATCGTCTCCGATAAGGTCGCGAGTGAACGCGGACTCAAACCTTCGGAGCCAAGGAATGATGCAGTGCGTGACGAACGCTATGTCGGAGTCGGGGCTGTCAGCCGCAAGGCCGAGACGCGAGCCGGGAATGCGAAACAGCCTCGCAATCTCCTCCAACTGGTAGCGACGAAGTTCGATGAACTGACTGTCGGTGTTGGTTGCTTGCGGAACCTCGTATGGCTTGAGACCACCAGTGAGGACCGCCGTGTTGTGGCTGTTGCCGACTCCACCGTGCCGACGATCCCACTGAGACCGGAGGGCTTCGCGGGCTTCGGCGTTGAGTTGCCCTTCCGTGGAGAGGACGAAGCCTGGACGCGCTCCAGCAGCGAAGTACCTTGCTCCGTGCAGTTCGCACGCACGAGCCAACGCGATCGCGTCCTTGCACTCCTCGACAACGGACAACCCGTTCACGC